CCAAGTAGGTCAGCTCCTCCGGCATGATAATTAAGCGACCCTCCACCGGAAAGGGGAGCGCGGCTTATTATTGGCTCACCACCAAATAGATACTCATTAAAGTATCTTGCTAAATCCCTCTCGTACTTGTCCCCCTTCGCCTTGGGGTTCTTCAGTCTCGCCATCGTCTTCCTCTTTACTTTGAAATGTTCTTAGTGAGATTTGCAGTAGCAGCTCTTCGGCTGCTGAAGCAGTCAAGTGATTATATGCAACCAGCTCGTCTAGCTGATCGTTGATATTGGCAAGGATCTCGATACGAAACTTGCAGTCAGGGTCATGCGAAGTCAGCGTGTAGCTCCTTGCACTTGTTACAAATATATTGCCACCTGGGGCGCGGCTTCTTCGAGCCGCAACTCAGGCAGGCTCTTTCCCACGTTTGCTGACGCTGACGTTTTGAAGTTTGATATTTAGCCGCTGGGAATATCGCTATCCCCTCGCGATTTAAAATACGCTTTAGCGTATCCACACAGCACGGTACTTGTGCTGCCATTTCTTTAAGCGGCATTTGTGCCGCCCAGTTTTTTTTAAGTTGGTCAATGTCAGCCTTTATTACTGGTCTGGCTGGCATTCAAGTTCCCTATAAGTTAGCTGTTAAACAAACTTACGCTATAATATAGGGCAAAGTTTTAATTAAGCATAGAAAAAATCTATTGACAGCCAATCTCACGCCGATTTACTAATAAGAAATCGGTGGTTTATAAAAGCTTATATAAAAGCTCTTAACGCTCACTAAGGTTCGCTTAGAGTACTTATATAAGTGCATGTATATGATGCTTATATATGCAGTAGTTCTGAGACATTATTTTTTTCTAATTTTTCTTCGTCCCATTCGTCAATCAGGTGCATTGGTAGGTTGTATTCAGATGCAATCAGCATTTTTGGCTTACCATTTTCCAACAAATACTGCACCCTCTTCCGCAACGGAGTGCTGGCAATAACAACCGGAGTTCCATCCGGTGCTTCTGCAAATCCAATGTAGCTGCTTCGATGGGCAGGAGTTCTGTTTCTGACTTTGCCGTAGCTCACCTTGATCGCTGTGCGGATATAGTACTCTTCGTTGTACATCTCTTCTCGCTTTCGCTTTGCCTTTAACAAAGCTTCATAACCTTTCTCATCTACCACGCCTCTTGTTTCTTCGGCCTCTTCGTTGCCAGCATCTGTGTCAGGATAGATTTGTGTCACCCTCATCTGCACCTCCAGCAAGTTAAGCTGTGCCGTTGAGCCAGCCTCACTGCCGAGCTGTGTGACCGTTCCGTTTTTTCCCTGGGTGCTGCTTGCTTTATTTGCATGGTGTAAGCCAATCACGGCATAACCAGCATTTCGCAATACCAAGATCGCCCGATTAATTGTTGCCCATTGATGGCTGTCGTTTTCGCTGAAGCCATTAAAAGCTGTGCGGTAAGTGTCGATGACAATTACCTCTGCCTTGTGGCTTTCCGCATTAGCAAGAACTTCTTTTAATCCCTGTTCAGTATCCAGGGTGAGAACACTGCCTCCTTTCATAGCTGGCGAATAAACAGCAAAGCCACTGTCATCATCGTCACAGTAAATCTTATGAAGCATTTCCATGCGCTCCAAGATTTCGTTCAAGCTGTTTTCAAAGTCTAGATAAAGAACCCTTGTCTTCTTCCGGTTCTCGAAAACGCCGAAGTCTTTTCCGCACACTGCCGCATACAACATGTGAGCTGTAAAGAGAGATTTGCCGTGACCGCTATAGCCATAGACCTGACAGATCGCCGGAAGCGTAACGGCTGGATACATAATAAATTTCTGATCACCGATTTGTTCTCGCAACTCATCGAGCTTTGGAGCTGTTATGAGCGGCTGGAGCTTCGGTCTATGTTCTACCACAGCCGTCACCTCCTCAACCTCTTCCGGCACCGCCTTATAATCGTCGCCATCCCAACGGTCTGGGTTTTGCAATTTGTCGCGAGAGATGATGCTGTCGATGGTGCGCTGAACCTCTTCCTCTTCTAATGGATGCTGCCAATTAGGCAACGCCATCAGCTCATGCACACGATCAGAAATCTTATCGACAGCGTATCCTCCGGCGACGAGTTCACCGACAATTGCTGTCAGCGTGTGGTTCCTGCCGCCAACTTTCACCGGAACACCAGCTTCTATCATAGCTATCGTGCTTTCTTTGTCGCCGTATCTTATGCCGGAGAAATCCACGACCAGGACATTGTTCTTTTTGTATACTTCTTTTTGCTCCTGGGTAAGCTGCTTCTGCTCTGGCGGCAGAAACGTATTTCTCGCAATCGGTTTCCAGATATATCGATCATCGTCTTGGACCTCATCGAACTCGCTCATCCAAGTGTATTGGTTAACCATGTCTTTGTTATATGATGGCGGCAGTCTTATCACGCCTCCATCGCCTCTAAGATCCAAGCCATCAACCAGAGGCCAGTCCCCTTGTCTCCCTGGAGTATTGCCAGCTCGATTTCTTACGTCACTAACACCATCGTGTCGCCAGTAGTAATGATAGCCTCGTTTTGTTTTTACAACTACCGGACTGGTAAGGCCAAGTATACGAGCCTCAATAGCTGCCTCTTTGCTATCCGCATCGACAACGACAAGATTAGACATAGCTCCAGTCAATGCAGCAATGTCAAAACAATCTTCTCTCTTACCAGTAATTATAGAAAGTGGAGGTTCTTCATCGAACCACGCAAGCATCTCTTCTTTAGTTGGAGGGGGAGTGTACTCAGGATGATCTTTCGGGAGCCGCCAATTTTTATATCGGATGTGTGAACTCACACCACCAAGAACAGTCGGAATAATTATCCAACCATACTCCTCGATATATTTTTCAGCAGCCTGCCTGACTCTCCTCTTGTGTTCCTCTCTCTTCTCTTCGTGCATCCCAATAGTCCCCAAGGTCTAACCCCTCATCGAAAGTCAGGTGGATTAACTTCGGGGTGCATTTATTCTCACGAAGCCAGTTATGAACTGTCGTTCTATGAACACGACAAGCCTTTGCGACAGCAGTAGGACCGCCAAGATCTTTGATGAGTTGCTTTATTTTAATCATATCAAGTTTAAAAAAGTTTAATAAGTTGAAAAAACTCTACACATATTTTTAAATATAAGTTAGAATAAAGTCAAACTTAATACAAACTTTTTAACCAAGGTATAAACATGAAAGAAAATGGTGTCGCTTATGCATATGCAGCTCCTCCAATAAATGACGAGGATTTAGCAGATGCTGTATTGCAATACGAACACTGTCAGTCGCAGATTAGCGATCTGAAAAAACAAGCTGACAGGCTCATGGATATTATCGGGGGCATGTTTCCAAATGAAGCAGGGGAGCAGTTCCATTATATATCCAGTAAGAGGATGAAGGTTGTCTTCAAGCAATCTGAAATAAAAAAATTCGATCCTAAAATTTTAGCAGAGATTTATCCGCTGGGTTCCAATACCCAGCCGGATTGCATGAGCATTGATTACAAGGTGAATACAAGACAATTCGATGCCCTGCCAGAAGATAGCGACGAAAGGAAGTCGCTGATGCAAGCTTTAACCCGAAAACCAGGATTGAGAAAAATCAAAGTGGAGTACGATGATGAGTGAGGAAGAAGTTCCATTAATAACGGCTGATGATTTTAAGCCACTGTCTTCAAGCACTGTAGACATGACGCACCAGAACACACTGCTATTTGGTCCACCTGGGGTTGGCAAAACAACTCAAGCAGCTCTACTAAAAGCAAAGTATGGGAAGACATTAATCCTGTCAGGAGAAGAAGGTCTTAGCTCCATCAAGGATGATGATGTCGAGTACATGAAGTTTTCTCGCTATGCCGCTCATTCTGATCCTGCAAAAGAACTAGCGGCGATGAAATCCTATGATTACTCGCTCTCAAATCTATTGAAGTTTGTTTCAAAGTACGGCGAAGAGCGCGGCTATAAAGTTGTCGTGCTGGACAGCCTTACCAAAGCTTCCCAGTTTATCTTTGATGAAGCTGAAAGGTTTTTTGAATACAAGGATGACAAGACAGGCGCGATCTATCAGAGGCACAATCGTGATCTGGAAAAAGTTATCAATGACATAACCAAGCTAAAATTTTGCAACAAGCTTGTCATCGCTCTGGAGAAAAAAGAGAACCTCGATGAACTAGGTAAGCCAGGACAGCGCAATACCAGGCCATACAACATCCCGTTTATTATGGGTAAAAAAGTTGTGCCCTATATTATGGGGGCTTTTGACAATGTTTGGGGTTTTTACAAAGCTCCATCTGCAACGAACCCAGGATCGATGGAGAGATTTTTTGTAACTCAATCGATAAATGGGTGGGAAGCAAAGACGCGAGATCCCAGCAGACCGCCAAGGCTTCGCCCTCTGGAGAGTGGAAGCGACATCACAGAACTGTATGACGTTATGAAAATGCCAAAGGCTGAGTTTAAGGCTTTGGAAAAACAAAGAGCAACAGAAAACAAAGAACAACCGAAGGAGGAAAAATAATATGCCACTTGTAAGTTTGACATTTAAAAAAGAAATGAAGGGTGAAGCTTTTACGCCGAGTTGGAACAAGGGTGAAAACATTTGCATCATTAAAGAAGTGATCGAGCCGTCAGATGGGTTCGATCAGTATGGTATGAAGCAACTCGAAATGAAATTTGCAAACCATCATTACCCTGACATGAAGTGGAAAACTCACTGGATTGTTTTAGACCGTGAGGATGCTCACGAGGATCATCCAAATTTTTCAAAAGGTAAGGCACAAAACGTCGAAATAGAGATGGAGGGTTTACTCACACTTCTAAACATGACTGGCCTCGTCAAGGGGAACCCTGGTCAAGTTGGGCTGGAGACAGAGAAGCTTGTCGGAAAGACAATCGGTGTTTGGATGGAACAGCCTACCCACAAAGACGGGAGAATAAAACAATATCAGGATAAGGAAACTGGCGAATGGCGAAACAAGCCAGCGGAGCCTATCAATGGCAGAAGGACATTTTTTGTGCCTACTGAACTGCAACTCAAAGATCCAACTGCATTGAAGACAATCAAGAAAGCGGAACAAGCATCAGAAAAACCAGCCAGCGAACCCACAAAAGTTCCTGACTTAGATGACGAAATTCCATTTTGATGACGAAGATACTTGTCCTCATGTTCTGTTTTGTCACCACTCCTGCATGGGGACAAGTAGCCTGTATTAACGCTGATGAAGGTAAAGATAAATTGATGACCATAGGCCAGCTCCCAATCTTTGCTGGCCTTAGTAAGCGAGGACACATAACAGAGATCTGGCTCAACCATAAGGATACGACATGGACAGCTCTCTACATTTTGCCTCAACAGCAGAAGCTGATGTGCATTGTCGATAGCGGAACAATCAGCAGTCAACTTAAACCTAAGACTGATCAGAGAGCAGAAAGCAAATGAGTAAGCCAGAGGAATTAAACGGCACACTGACTACCGCAATCGACAACATTCCAGTCAGGGATGATGAACCAAGAGAATATATTGGTGCATCAAATATCGGTTCAGATTGCGAAGCTGAAGTTGCGTTTAGTCATAGAGGATTTCCAAACAATACAATCACACCAAAGCTTGAGCGGATTTTCAATAATGGTCACATGCTTGAGAATGTAGCGATCAAAGCACTTGTTAAAGCTGGCGTGTGGGTGTCGGAAAAAGATGCAAACACAGGCAAGCAATATCGAGGCACACTATTTAATAACCACATCATCGGAAATGCTGATGGCATCGTTGAGGTAGATGGAGAGGCTATGCTTCTGGAAATAAAATCTATGAATGATGCCTCGTTCAAAAAGTTTAAGAGCGTAGGACTAAAGACCAGCCATCCACGATATTACGCACAGTGTCAGATGATGATGCATCTCCAACCTGGAACAATCCCATTAAGACGAGCTGTGCTTCTGGCTTACAACAAAAACACCAGCGAGTACTGGGATGAATGTATAGAGATCGATGCTGAATACATCGTTTATCTCCGAAGCAAAGTGCAACGGATTTTAAATAATGACGCGACCAAGAAAAGCGTAGATGAAACAGATTGGTATTGCAGAACATGGTGCATGAAAAGTGACACTTGTTGGCACGGCGTACTACCAGAAAAAAAATGTAGCACATGCAAACATTCTGCCGCCAACGACAAGGTTAGATGGCTCTGCCTGTTGCACGACAGAGAGGCAAAAGAAGTATGTAAGGACTATGAAGTTTATGAACCAAGAGCGAGAAAACTATGATTGAGTATGAAAAGGTTTCATCTCAGATATACGGGTTAGAGGGACAAATAGACACGATCAAAGAAAACCTAGCCAACCGGATACAAGATGAAAATGAAATGAAAAAAGCAATAAGCAAGATAGCAAGTCTGTATCAAGACTTGTCTAAGCTAAAGGCAAGACGAGATGCAATCGAGTTCGAGAAAAAATATGGCGAAGAAGGGTGAAGGGCCAAATCCAAAAGCGGCGTTTGGGGATAAGAAGACACCGCTTTTTCTGATCCCAACTATTCCGCTCAAAATGATTGCATGGGTAATGAAGGATGGGGCCGTAAAATATGGCCCATTTAATTGGAGAAAAACCAAAGTGAATGCATCGACCTATATCAGCGCGACACACAGACACTTTCATTCCTGGGTTGAGGGAGAAAACATCGATCCCGAAAGTGGTCTGCATCACCTAGCTCATGTGGCTGCAAATATTTTTATTTTGCTTGATGCAATACTCACCAAAAGTTTGATCGATGATCGACCAAAAATTCAAAAGCGTACCGACAAGTTTGAGGGGGGAGCTGATGGCTTATTCCGAGAGACTAAAAATAGGAGATAGCGTGAGGCACATCAATGGTGACTTCGGATACATCGACAAAGAAGTCGAGGAAGGGTTCATCGTTCATTGGGTGGATGGACGAATCAGCCAGCCATTGTTAGCTGGCTATCTTGAAAAAGTTAAAAGCGGTCTGACGATAATGGGAAGATAGCTTCATAGACGTTCAGCGGTGGTCGCTGACGGCCCCTAGGCGGTAGTTTGATTTTAAAATCCAACTGTCTATTTCACCCGCCTGGGGGTTTTTTATTTTCTGTTAGCTGGACGACTACCAAACCAGAAGGTAATTGCTAGGCTGGTCATAAAGACAACCTCTTCAGCAAGCATCTTTGTGGTCGTCCAATCTCCAAAGTCGTAAGCTTTCCAATAAATGTATGCGCTCATACCCATCAACAATAGCGTCACAACTGGCCTGACCAGCCGGAGGAGGGCACTACACCACA